GTCAGTAACACCATCGTAGTTAAGTGGTGTCCCATCAAGGTTACCAAACAGTGGGATACGGCCATAAGCTGTTGTTGTTTGAGAACTGAATAGGTTACGAATCTCTGTATTTGGTTGTAATGCACGAGACTTTAATAATTCATTACGTTTAAGGTTCGGAATACGGTTTACGTAAGCACCGAACGCTTGAGGATTAAATGATTTAGCATCAAATTTATCCCCTGCAAACATTTGAATATTCAATGGCATTAACATTTTAGGCATTGCACTAGCAATAATTGATTGTAATTTAGTCATTTAATTTCCACCATTCCTTTAGTTTTTAAATTTGAGCATCTGGATTTTTAGCCATATACTCACTTAATTGTGAATATGTCATTTTTGATGTATCAACTGGACCTCCACCGCCACTAGGTTGTCCTCCTGGAATAGCACCAGCAATTACAGTTTCAGTAGATTCGAACACAAATTTAGTTTCTTCACTTTCGACAAGGGCTTTTACTTTGTCAGCCAAACCAACTACTGTTTTACCGTCTTTGTCTAGAGCCAATCCTTCACGGTCTAATAACGCTTTAGCAGCCGTTAGGTTTTTAGCCTTTGCAGCTGTCAGAGCCAAATCAATAGCACTTTCAATTTTTGATGCTTCTAATTCTTTTTGATGTTTTGTAGCAGCCAGTTTGTTAGCATCTTGAAGTTCCTTTATCGTATTTTCAAGCTCTTCATTGCCCTTTACCTGCTTTTGTAAATCCGTAAGCTGTGTATCACGCTCTGATAGTTGAGTTTCTAGCGAGCTTTTAGCAGTAGATAACTCGTTATACTTCGCTTTTGGTACCACATGTTTCGGTGCTTCTTTCGCTGCATTCGCTACAATATCATCAATCTGATCATCCGCAATACCTGCATTTTTAAGTAATTCTTTTAACCATTCCATTTCCATAACCTCCATACATTTTTATACAGGTCTGTGCCTGTTGGTGGTATACGCCTCTTTATGGTCTAGCCTTTAAAAAGACCAAAATAAAAAGCTATTCTAATGAACAGCTTTATTGATTCCGATAATGCTACTTAATTTTCCATCTATAAAAATAGCTATTGTTTCTGGCGTTAAGTATTGAATTTTCAAAGTATAGTAAGGTTTTAGTTCCATGCCAATCAATAACCTCGCTTCCCATTTCCACCTTTTTGTTATAACAATTACTGCTGCTTAACACCAAAAATACGGAACCATTCGTTATAAGTCATATTTGATGGCACATAGTAAACGTCATCTGGATCACTATTATTTCCCCTACTAGCTGCTCGCTCCCCATAATTATCATCGAAATATGGAACTGTGACTGTTCTACACCATGCATGAAATGGTGGGGCTGTAATGCCTGGTGCATAGTCACTCATGGGCAGTACTTTACCATCTAACTGTCTACAAATAGCACTTGTACGGTGATCTAAAGCCGATACAATTTCATAACGTTCTACATCTAGTTCCTTAAAGGCTTGTTGCTGTCCAGCAGACGCAAAAAAAGCTGATTCCGTCATGACCAGACGACCAGCATTCTTCGTACTCACATCAAATTGTTTAGAAATCTTTGCTATGACATTATTCAATGATTCGCCTCGAATTGTAGCTTGCGTGAGCTCCTTATGCAATATATTGACTAAATCGTCCTTCGCTCGCCAAATACGAGTACTAAATGTTGCACCATCAGTTGTCCAAGGTTTAGATACCATCATACTCAACTGTCGTTTATCAATGGAGTGAAGACTATAACCAACTCCATAACCTACTTGTACCTCATAAGCTGTATGATAATAAGCTGAATGATAAACTTCCTTCGCTAAACGCTCAACGCCCTCGATTTGCTGTCCATAAAGCATTTCCACATGTTGTTGGGTTTGAAGCTTAATAGCTTCTAAACGTGAAATATGAACACGAGCAGAGGCGTTTTCTAGCTCTTTAGCCCAAGCTGCATTTATTCCATATTCTTCACCACGTCTAATGTATTCATGGACATCCCATTTAAACTCTTCTAAATCAGCGCCTTTAATCCACTTTTTAGCATCAGCAAGTGTAATTTCGTTATTATCAGCAAAGCGAACATACCAGTACGTAATATCCTTTTCGATTGCCC